AAGGTGGTATTCCATTAACTTCAATGTGTTCGCATCATCATCAGACTATTATGGGTGTAGTACATGTTGCATATATTCCAGGTGAGGATAGTAATGTAATTGGATTGAGTAAACTAAATAGATTAGTAGAGCATTTTGGAAGAAGAGGTGCAATTCAAGAACAGTTGACGGTTGCAATACATCATGCAGTAAATTCAATTATTGATGATAATAATGGCGTTGCGGTTATGATTGACGCTTCTCATAATTGTGTACAATGTAGAGGAGTTAAGCATGGAGGTGCAAGTATGAAGACAAGTAAATTGACTGGAGCATTTAAAAAAGATCCTGCTACTAGAAATGAGTATTACGAATTCATTAGAGGATATAATTAATGGAAATACTTATACCAGAATATAAAATAGAAAGAAGAGTCAGAGCAATGGCTCATAAAATTTCTGAGGAACATAAAGAATCAGGAAATGATCTTCCACCGGTGATGATATGTGTATTAAATGGAGGATATGCATTTTTTGCAGATCTCATGAAGGATATGGGTATAGATGTACAAATGGATTTTATTAGACCAAAGTCATATGAAGGACAAGACAATTCGGGCGGAGTTAAATTTACAAAAGAATTAGAAATTCATTGTAAAGGTAAACGTGTTTATATTATAGATGATATAATTGATACAGGCCAGACAATGTTAGAAATATTGTTTAGAGTTAATGATATGATGCCAGCCGAAGTAAAAGTTGTTACATTACTGAAACGAAAAGAAGATAGTCCTCCAGTAGATCATTTTTGTTTTGAAATCGATAAAGAATGGGTAGTAGGTTATGGATTAGATGATAATTCATTGAAAAGAAACTATAGAAATATTTACAAAATAAATTAATATGACAAGAACAGGCGGAATAATGAGCGATGGCAGGCCAAAACAACAATTGCCAGATGCAAGAAAGCATCAAATTATAAGTTTCATCAAATCAGGAATTAGAATATTAGGATATGCTTTATTGCCATTTAATTTGGTAGTGTCAGTTATTTTCCTTATATTAAGTGAAATAGTAGGAATTATAGAAGAGCTAGTTTAATGTATCAAGCAGTAGCATATCATAGACGTACTAATAAAGTACATATCTGGGATGATAAGAAAGGCCATGTGATTGTAAATTATAAACCATATGCTTATCGAAAAGCATCATATGGTGATAAAGTTGCATTAGATGGTGAACGAGTTATGAGAGTAGATAATCCGGATTCAGAAGAAAGAGGATTATATGAAAATGACTTGAACCCAGAAATGCGTACTTTAATTGATATGTATACGGATTCAGATGAAGCATCTGTAGGACATAGGCCTTTATTTATTGATATTGAAGTAGATATTGCATCTGGATTTCCAACTCCGGAAGAAGCTCAAAATGAAGTAACATCAATTGCAATTTTTGATGAGGCAGGTGATCAAAGATGTGTATGGATTTTAGATAAGGACCAAGTAGTAGAAAATTTATCTAAGCCAGGATATGAAGTTATTTCATGTAGAGATGAACATACATTACTAAGTAAATTCTTATTCAAATATTATGAGATTCAGCCTACTTTGATAACTGGATGGAATATTGACTTTTTTGATATACCATATCTTTATAATAGGATGGTACAAATCTTAGGAGAAAAGCAAGCAAGAACATTATCTCCGATTAATGATGTTATATGGTTAAAACATAGAAACAGATACAGGATATCAGGAGTTTCGTGTTTGGATTATATGGCATTGTATAAAAACTTTACATATTCACAAGAGTCTAGTTATTCATTAGAAGCTATATCTCAAAAAGAGTTAGGTAAAGGTAAAATGAAATATGAAGGAACATTAGATGACCTCATGAAAAGTGATATTCAAGGTTATATTGATTATAACATGAATGATGTCGATTTAGTATGGGAGATAGACCAAAAAATGAAACTAATGGATCTGGCTAGAAGTATATGTCATAAAGGCCATGTTCCTTATGAAGACTTTTTATTTCCAACAAGATATTTAGATGGTGCGGCGTTAACATATATGAAACGAATGAATATTGTTTCGCCGAGCAGACCACCCCGATCGGGCGAAGAGCTCAACTTATTAGGAGCATATGTTAAGGCACCAAATGCCGGCCGTTACAAATGGGTATATGACCTTGACTTAACATCACTGTATCCTAGTATCATAATGACACTTAACATATCTCCAGAAACAAAAGTTACAAAATTAGAGAACTTTGACAGTAAAGGATATATTAAGAATACAGGACAACATTATTCTGATCAATGGAATGGATGGGAGACTAGTCATGACCTACGAGAGTATCTAGAATCTAATAAATATTCTATAGCAGCTAATGGAGTTGTATATGATACACAAATTAAAGGATTCCTTCCAAGTATCTTAGATAATTGGTTCAATGAACGTGTTGAATATAAAAATTTAAGAAAAAAATATGAAAAAGAAGGAGATGATGATAAAGCAGAATATTATGATAGGATGCAATTAGTAACTAAAATTCTTTTAAATTCATTTTATGGAGTATTAGGTAATCCTAGTTTTAGATTTTTTGATCCTGATAATGCAACAGCTATTACAAGTACAGGACAACAGCTTATTAAGTTTACAGCAGATATTGGTAATAAATTTTATGCAACTGAATTAGGTCAGAAGAAAGATCATAACATCTATATAGATACTGATTCAGTATTCTTTTCATCTTTACCTTTGATTGAAAAAAGATATCCAGACTTTGATATTAAAGATGAACAATGGATGGCAGATAAAACTATTGAAATAGCTGATGAAGTACAAAACTTTATTAATAGGTCATATGATATTTACGGCAAACGATTTCATAATGTAACTGAACATAGATTTGATATTAAAAAGGAAAATGTAGCAAAGGCAGGTCTATGGATTGCTAAGAAGCGATATGCACAATGGATTATTAATGTAGAAGGACATTCGGTATCTAAATTAGACGTAAAAGGTTTAGATGTTGTGAGATCATCCTTCCCACCCTCATTCAGAAGATTTATGGCAGAGGTGTTAGAAGATATGTTGAATGATATTGATAAAGTTACATTAGATGGGAAGATTTTAAAATTCAAAGAACATATGAAAACATTAGAATTAATAGAAGTAATGTTTCCTATAGGCGTAAAGAATGTTAAAAAGTATACAAGAAAGGGCGACGCACCATTTGCAATAAGAATGAAAGGAACTCCAGTTCATGTTAAGTCAGCATTAAACTATAATGATATGTTAAAACATCATAAAATAAAAACCATTAGAGGTATTATTAATGGAGAAAAAATTAAATGGACATATCTTAAACCTAATTCAATGAACCTAGATACTATGGCATTAAAAGGATTTGAAGATCCAGAACCAATTGAAAAGTTTGTGCAAGACAATATAGATTATGATAAGATCTTCAAATCAGCATTTGCAAATAAGTTGAATGATTTTTATGCTGCAATGAAATGGGGTTCGATTCCAGAAAATAATAACTTAGGAAAGTTTTTCCAATTTTAATTAGGATAGATGAAAAAGATTTCTTATATTATAATATAATAAAAAGATATGATAGGATTTAGAAAATACTGGTACGGTAAAGAATGTGAAGGTAGATTGACAGATGTAGAGACCTTATTTTTAGCAGACATAAATGTTAAAGGTCTTAATATGGAAAAGGCTCCCCATGTATACTTTTGTTCCGGAGCAGTAGAACAATTAATAAAAGATGCTTCAGATTCTAAATTAAATTGGGATTGGATGAATAAGTTTATTGATAGAACAGGTACTACAATTAGTTTAGAATGTACGCCTGGTATGTTGAAAAATGTTCCGCCTATGATTAGAATCAGGACACATATTATGTATATGTTAGAAGAGGAAGAAGTAGGTTTATTAAAACAAAATGATAGTATAAAAGTTATACATGCTCCTTATAGTTTATATTGTGCAAGTATACAGAATATGCAAAAAGTTACACCAGACGATTACAAATACGATATATATGAATAACATTTGGATAGTAGATTTAGAAGCAGTTGAAACGAGATATACTGGTCAATGGAAACAACATTTTCCAGAATTGATGCGAGTAATGGCGTTTGGAGAATATAATGTAGAAGTTATAGAAGGACCTACAGATATTCCTGATGCAACTACACCTGGTGCATTTTTGAACTTTGGCGGTACTAATATTTACAAAAGTGCTCAAATGGTTAAGATAGGTAGATTGTTTTGTGATAATAAAGTTAAGCCTGGAGACCATTTTATTTATACAGATGCATGGAATCCGAGTATTATTCAACTAAAGTATATGAGTCAATTATTACAGATTCCTATTAAAATACATGGTCTATGGCATGCTGGTAATTATGACCCTAATGATTTCTTGGGCAGATTGATTAATGACCAATGGGTTAAGACATTTGAAAAATCATTAGCCGAGGCAATAGATTACAATTGGTTTGCTTCTGATGATCATTTACAAATGTTTAGACGAAACTTTGGATATGGGGATGTTAAATGTTTTAGAACAGGATGGCCTATGGAATATCTAAATAAAATGTTTACTCCTAAAAAGAAAGAGGATATTATATTATTTCCTCATAGGATTGCACCAGAGAAACAGCCAGAGATATTTAAAGATTTAGCAGAAGAATTACCAGAATATAAATTTATTGTATGTCAAGAACATAACTTTACAAAAAAGGAATATCATGACTTATTAGAAAGATCTAAAATGGTATTTTCTGCAAATCTGCAAGAGACATTAGGTATTTCATGTTATGAAGGAGCTTTATCTGGAGCAATACCAATGGTTCCGGATAGATTAAGTTATACAGAAATGTATTCAGACGAATTTAAGTATCCAAGTGAATGGACTGAATCTTGGGAATCATATCTTAAACATAAAGATCATTTAATAAGAGAAATTCGTATATGGATGGAACGTTATGATACAATAGCCGAATCAGGCAAGATAGAACAACTAGCTAATAGTTTACATGAGAATTATTTTTCATGTAATGGATTAAAAAAGGTATTATTTAATGGATAAAAAAGAAAACAAAGAAAAACAAAAAGAGTTTATTTACTTCCCGTCTTTATCGGCCGGAGGATTTGCATCAAACCTAATTAAAGACACTAAATTGTCTAATGGAACTACATGTAGGTTTTATGATGATAGCTATCCGGAAGAGTTTAGACATAAAGCATTTCTAATAACAGCCGGGCATTACTATAAGAAAATGGATATACGTGATCAATTTGGATTAGGTAAAGATACATTAGTATTTGGTGATTCCGGAGGTTATCAGATTGCGACAGGTGCACTAAAATATACAGATGATTTAAGAGAAAAAATATTTCATTGGTTAGAGGCCAATTCAGATGTAGCTGCTAATTTAGATATTCCACCTAAAACAGTTTATGAAAATAAATTTTATGAGTGTGCGGATATTAGCTATGATAATTTTGCATATTTTGAAAAACATCAATCTGGTAAAACTAAATTCTTAAACATGTTACAAGGATCTAATCCACAGGAGTATGATTGGTGGTATCATAAGTTCAAGCATTTTGAATTCCAGGGTTGGGCAATTGGAGGTCCGCAAAAGTTAGTTGATTTTATGTGGGCTTTAGCATTAATGTTGAAGAACAGAGAATTTGAAAAAGTAAATCTAGAATATTTGCATTTATTAGGTATTTCTAAAATATCAGATTTCTTTATATTATCGACAATACAAAAGTTATTGA